TTATAAACCACTAGGATACTTAGTTTTAGGAGTATTTTTTATTTTCATTGGAGTTAAAGCTGCTAAAGTACCTCCAAAAGAAACCTAGAAAGGGGGTGAGCGTATTTGTTATTTAAAAACATTCTTAATTCAACAACATATAATGAAAATGATTGGTGGGAACCTTTTGTAAGAGGAATGAAAATGACCACAAGCAGCGGTCAGGCTGTTACTCCAGAAGGAGCTTTTGGGGGACTCGGAGTAGTATTTGCCTGTGTGGAACGTAGAGCAAATGCTTTAAGTAAAATATCCTTACAGGTTTTCAAAAGAACAAAGGATGGAAGAGAAAGAGATAGCAGCCACAGGGTAACGTATCTTCTTACAAGAAGACCTAACAGATTTCAAACTCCAAGTGCTTTTAAAAAGTTCATAGTTGTAAGTCAGTTATTATGGGGAAATGCTTATGTTTATATGAGGTTTAATCAATTCACAGGAGAAATAATTGAGCTGATTCCTTTAGATCCTTCTATTACAAATATTACTAAAAATTTCCAGGGAAATTATATATTCAATACTTTGATTGATGGCAAGGCTCAGGTATTAACTGAAGAGGAAATAATACATCTGCCTTATGTAAGTTCTGATGGGAAAATAGGTAAAGCTCCATTAACTGTAGCTAGAGAAAACTGTGGCAATCTTCAATCTATGCAACAGTATGAAGGAAACTTTTATAAAAATGGAACTATGTCTAAAGGAGCATTGAAGATTCCTTCAATGCTCGGAAAAGAAGCTAAAGAAAAATTAAAGGCTGAATGGAGAGATTTATATGGAGGAGTACAAAATACAGGAGATATAGCTATCTTAGATGGCGGAGTTGAATGGCAGAATATAAGTATTCCAATGAGAGATGCTGAGTTTGTTACTTCAAAAAAACTTACTACAGTTGAAATTGCTAATATATTTAATGTTCCTTCCTTTATGCTTAATGATATGGAGCGTTCGACTTTCAATAATGTTGAGCAGCAGAATATGAGATATATTTTAGATGTGCTTCAACCAGATTGTACATCAATAGAAGAGGAATTTAATTATAAGCTGTTTACTGAGACGGATGCAGAGATTTATTACTCTAAGTTTAATCTTAAGAGCATCATGAGGGGAGATATTAAGACTCAAACTGAACATTATAAAGAAATGGTTGGATTAGGAGCTTATTCTATCAATGATGTTTTAGAAAAAGAAGATATGAATGGTATTGGAGAGCTTGGAGATAGGCATTTTGTTTCTCTAAACTATGTGAGCTTAGAGAAAATGGATGAATATCAAATGGCAAAAGCTAAAGGAAAAGGCTCAGAAGGAGGTGAGAATGGTGAGCAAAATAAAAAATAAGTTTGTAGAAATTAAAAATCAGACTTCTACTAATGCGGATTTATATTTTTACGGAGATATAGTTTCTGATTGGTGGGGAGCGTGGCAGGATGAGGATCAGTATCCAGATGCAATAAGAAGTTTTTTAGATGGAGTAAAAGATGTTCCTAATCTCAATATCTATGTTAATAGTGGTGGAGGTTCAGTTTTTGCTGGATTAGCTATATACAATATGCTTAAAAGACATAAAGCTCAAAAAACTGTTTATGTAGATGCTCTAGCAGGAAGTATAGCTTCAATTATAGCATTGGCAGGAGATAAGGTTATAATTCCAGCTAATTCTTTTATGATGATTCATAAGCCTTGGAATTATGGAATGGGTAATGCTAATGACTTTAGAAAAATGGCTGATGATTTAGATGCTATTGAAGAAGGTATGCTTAATGTATATAAGGAAAATTTAAATGATGGTGTTGAGATTGAGACAATAAAAGATATGCTCAATAATGAAACATGGTTAAATGGTGTTGAAGCAGCTAAATATTTTAATATTGAGGTTGGAGAAGAAAACACAGCATCTGCTTGTGTAAGTGATTATTATAAAAATTACAGCAAGATGCCTTCAGAACTTAAGGAAAAACTTAACTCAAAGAAGAAACCGCAGGAAAGTAATTTAGAAAAAGATAAGTTATTAATGGAATTAGATTTAATCTAGTTCTTTTTTTATACCTAAATTTAAGGAGGAATGAATTTTGAATAAGAAAATGAGAGAAATCAAAGCTAAAATAACTGAAAAGAAAGCAGCCGCTAGAAACCTTCTGGCTGAAAATAAGCTGGAAGAGGCTAAAAAGATTAAGGATGAGATATTAAACTTACAAGATGAGTTTGATGTTGAATCAGCTCTTTTAGATGAAGAGAAAGAACTTCCAGAAGATAAGTCTACTAAAAACAAGGTTGAGTACAATGGAGCTTTATTCTGTAAGGCTGTAGCTAACTCAATCTTAAAACAAAGAAATTTACCAGGCATCACTTTAACAGAAGATGAACAGGCAAAAGTAACTGAATATGTTGGAGAAGATGGAGGTTATGCAGTTCCAGAGGATATAAGTGTTAAGATAAACAAACGCTTAAAAGAGAATGTTGACCTTCAAACTTTAGTAGATAATGAAAAAGTTTATACAAGAAAAGGTGAAAGAACTTATGAAAAGAGAGCTTCACAAACAACTCTTACTAATTTAGATGAGTATGGAACCATAACAGAAAAAGACACTCCGCAATTAGAAAGACTAAAGTTTAATCTTCATGACTTTGCTGGAATGGTTACTATACCAAATGACTTATTACAGTTTGCAAGTTCAGAACTTGAAACATATATAATTGACTGGTTAGTAGACAAGGTTAGATTCACAAGGAATTATAAAATACTTTATGGAAATGGTGGAGCAGATGATGCTCCAGGAATTATGTCTAGTGATAAGTATAAAAAAGTTCCATTAGTAGCTACAGCAGCATTAAAAGATTTCAAGAAACTTAAAAACATAGAATTAATGAATGTGTTTAAAGCTACTGCTAAGTGGATAGTGAACCAAGATGGCTTTAACTATCTTGATACTTTAGAAGATAAGATGGGAAGACCATACCTTCAACCAGATCCAAAAGACTCAACCAAATATGTTTTCTTGGGACTTCCAGTAATTGAGCTACCAAATGAACTTTTAAAAAGTACAGAAACAGTTGTTCCAATAGTTCTCGGAGATTTAAAAGAGGCTTATAAGTATTTCTATGATGATAACTATCAATTATTAACTACTAATATTGGTGCTGGAGCCTTTGAAACAAATACAACTAAAACAAGAGTTATAACTAAACTTGATGGAACAGTAAAGGATAAAGATGCAATTATAATAGCTGAGTTAGCTGTTACTGTATAGGATTATCCATGATAGTAAATTTAGAAGAGGCTAAGCAGCACTTAAGAGTAGAGTTTGATGATGACGACAGTTACATAGAAATGTTAATATCAGCAGCTGAAGAAGTTATATATAATTCTACTGGGAAAAGATTTACTGAGAAAACAAAGTTAGCAAAGATTGCAGTTTTATTATTGATTTCAGAACTATATGAGAATAGAGGTTTAGTTGTAGGTAAGGTAAATGAGAAGTTTTCCGATGTGGTTAACATGATACTTATACAGCTTAGTGTATGCAGCCCTGAGGAGGTAATATAATGAACCCAGGAGAATTTAGAAATAAGATTACTTTTCAGCTTATAAATGAAGAGACTGAAGAGTGGAATGACTATTATAGTTGTTCAGCTAAGGTAAATGTCTCTAGTGGTAATGAACATATAGGTGCAGGAGCTGAACAATCTACAAGCAGCACATTATTTGTAGTAAGGTATTGTAAAAAGCTAAAGGATCTACATCTTAATACTCAACTTTATAGAATTAAGTTTCGTGGAGCAGTATATGATATTCAGGATGTAGATAATTTCATGTTTAGAAATGAAACCTTGAAAATAAGGGCGGTGGGTAAACTTGAATGTTAATATTGATGATTTAGCAAGTGCTATAGTTAGCGAATTGCAGGATTATACCCAAAAGGTAACTGATAATGTAAAGGAAAAAGTTGATATAGTATCTCAAGAGGTTAATGAGGAAATAAAAAGAAGAGTTACTTTTAATCAGCCTACAGGTAAATACGTAAAATCTTTTAGGATTAAGAAAGCCTATGAAGATAGATATAACAAAAGAAACACCTGGCATGTTGTAAATGGTGAATATGGACTTACTCACTTACTTGAAAGAGGACATGCACTTAAAAACGGGGGAAGGACTAGAGCCTTTCCTCATATTAAGTATGGGGAAGAATTAGCAAAAAGGCTTATGGTAGAGCTTTCAAAGGAGGCAATAGAAGATGCTGGACGTTAAAACATGGTTAGAAACCACTGGAATGAAAGCAGCCGAATTAAGGTTTCTAAAACCGCCATCAAGACCGTATATAATTTTTCTAGATAATAAAGAGGTTAGAGGGGCGGCTACTAGAAATTGTATAGCCAATAGAGATATTACTATAGAACTTTATTCGGATAAAATAGACAATGAAGCTGAACAAAAGATAGAAGATTTATTAAATGAAAAAGCAATAGAATACACAAAGGATCGTACATGGATTGATAGTGAAAAACTATTTCAAACCCTGTACGATTTTAATTTGATTGAAAAGTTTTAGGAGGGATGAATATGCCAACAGCA